CCGATGCCTCTGTTACCTCATTGAGTGGTAGTGTTAGCAGTAGTATTACCTCATTGAGTGGTAGTATTGCAACCAAAATGGCAAATACTTCATTTGGATATATTACTGGTAGTTTTGCAAATGATGGAGCTGCAGCATCAGCTGGTGTTGCAATTGGTGGATTGTATCATACTACCGGTACAGTTAAAGTTAGATTAACATAGTTTTCAATTTTATTAAAAATATTAAAAAGGGGACAGTAGAAATACTTTCCCTTTTTTTATTTATATAATTCATATTTATAGTAGTAAAACTATAACTTTTTATATATGTCTTTAAACTTAAAATGGCCAGGAAGTGGGTCAGCTATATCAGGTTCAACTCCATTTGGATTATATGACAATGATACGGATTTTAGAAACGATGGCCCAAAGACGGCCCATTGGTGTGCAACACGATTGGGATATCCCGTAGTTGATGTTGAATTAATCGATGGACAATTTTATGCTTGTTTTGAGGAATCTACTTCCGAATATTCTGCACAAGTAAATCAATTTAACCTTAGAAATAACTTAGATATATTAAGAGGCCAAAAGAAAGAATCATTTGGTGGAAGAGCAAACTATTCACAAACACTTGTAGATGGTTCATTTTTACCAACTACAGTTCGTATGTCTCAACAATATGGTACATTAGCAGGTGTCGGTGGTGCAACTCCAATTAAAAAAGCATATATTGAATTAACACCTGGAAAACAAAAATATGATTTAATGATTAATGCAATTGATACGGAAACTTCATCATCATTTGCAACATTATATACAAGTGGTTCTACGGTAGATGTAACAAAAGTGTTTTATGAAGCAACTCCCGCAATTGCTCGTTTCTTTGACCCATATTCAGTAGGTGCACAGGGAACTTTAAATTTAATGAGTGAGTTAGGATTTGGAAACTTTTCACCCGCAGCACAATTCTTAATGATGCCGTTATATGAGGATGTATTGAGAATGCAACAAATTGAATTTAACGACCATATTAGAAAATCAACTTTTTCATTTAATATAGTAGATAATAAATTAGAAATATTTCCAATACCAACCGATGCATTAACAAGAATTTATTTTGAATATATGAGTAGAGATGAATTTGAACACGATTCTCAAACTATTCAAAGTGATTCACTTTCTGATTATTCGGATATTCCATATGACTTTATTCAGTATTCAAATATAAACGATGTAGGTAAACAATGGATTAGAAAATATACATTAGCATTATCAAAAGAATTATTGGGAGCAATCAGAGAAAAATATTCATCAATTCCAATTCCAGATGGAGAAGTTTCATTAGATGGTGCAGCACTAAGAGCAGAAGCACAGGTAGAAAAAGATGAGTTGGTAAAACAATTGAGAGAAAATTTAGAGGAAATGAGTAGAAAAAATGTGATGGAAAATAAAACACACGAATCTAATCATCACCAAGAAATGTTAAGAAAAGTTCCATTAAAATTATATGTAGGATAATATGCCAAAATTTTTATCTAATAGAGATGTTAGTTTTTTCAAAGGTATTGCAAGAGAACTTGTAGATACAGTTATACAAAATACTTGTGTTTTATTCAAAATTAATATGAATGAAACTAAGATAAATCTATATGGTGAAGCTATGAATAAAACTTGGTTTCCTGGAGTTGAATTATATACATTAATAAGTAAAGAGGGTAGAACTACAAATTATGAAGGATTTGGTTCAGATACATCACAAAATATAGAATTTCGTTTTGATAGATATATGTTAGAAGAAAAAGAAAGTTATCCTGAAATTGGTGATGTTATTTATTTTGATAATTCATATTATGAAATTGATAATGTAAACGAATCACAATTTATAGGTGGAAATCCATTTTTAACTGATGATTTAGAAAATGATTTTAGTAGAAATATGAGTGTAATATGTTCTACAGTTATGGTAAGAAAATCGGATTTAAATATAGAAGAAAGAATAAAATAATATGTCAACAAATCCACTAAAAGCAGACTTAAATAGAGCAAATCAAATCAAATCAAATAATGGAGATTTAAAACAATCCATTACCCTTTTTGATATTGATTATGCTATGATAACATATTTGGAAGATACGGTTTTACCTGAATTGGATGATAATGGTAAAGTATTAAAAATACCTGTTATATATGGTAATTCCGAAAGATGGAAAGGTGCAAGAAGAGATGGAATTTTTAGAGATAATAAGGGTAAAATTCAATTACCTCTATTAATGATAAGAAGAACGTCTATAACCAAAGATGAAACAATGGCAATGCCAAATAGGCATGTATCATATCAAGGTGTTACAAAATATTCAAAAGATAATAGATACGATAGATTTAATTTGTTAGGTAAATCAGTAAATCCAAAATATGAAATTTACAAAATAACAATGCCAGATTATGTTGAAGTAAACTATGATTGTATGTGTTGGACTTCCTACACCGAACAATTAAATCAGGTAATTGAACAATTAAATTTTGCATCAACATATTGGGGAGATAAAGAAAAGTTTAAATTTAGAACATCGGTTGGTGAATTTAATGTTGTAAACGAAGTAGGTGAAGGTACTGAAAGAATTAATAGAGTTGAATTTAGTTTAAATGTTAAAGCATATTTACTTCCAGAAAAATTTGACGGAGAAAATACTATTAAAAAATCAATGTCTACCAAAAGAGTAGTGGTAGCTACCGAAACGGATGTAACCGCAAATGGTAGATTGGAAGGTTTATTAACAACTCCATCACCATATTATGATAACAAAGATTTAATCGATTTTTTATCTTTAAATAATAGTAAAGTAGTTCAGGGTGGAGTTAACACTGCTACATTTACGGATATAAAATTGATAAAAGCACCAGCTGCATTGTCAACTGTAATTACAAGTGGACTAACAATTGGAGATAATTCGTATGATATTAAAGTTTATATAAATGGTGTTAGATATTATTTTACAACACATTTTTCGGTAACAATAACTTCAAACTCATTTACTATTAATTTTAACTCAACTAATTTAGGATTTAATGTTACAAGTACGGATGAAGTTACTATTATAGGTAAATTTATTGATATTGTATAATGAAAAGAAGTTTATTGGATATAACACAAAAAATCAGTAGAAATCCTGGTAAAACCATTTTAACTCCAAAAGATTTAAATAATTCTACCTATTGGATTTTTGAAGCAACGGGTTGGAGATTTGTTTCTATATTAAGAGAAATTGAATATAGAACTACACAAGATAGATTAAAAATTTATATTAATACACAAAGTATAAGTGCAAGAGATTATATTATTGAGGAGACTGGAAATGGTTTATTGATTAAATTTATAAAATCACATTTTGAATTTAATTTGGAAAATGATGATTATATTCAAATGGAAGGAGATATAGAACGATATGCTTAAACAATTTAATTCAAATACAAGAAAACTTAATAGAGTAATACAACAAATCAATTTAAATAATTTGTCAGGCTCCGGCTATTTGGATAATTTAATAGATGATTATAAATTACAATCATCATTATCGGCATCATTTGATGGTAGGGATGAAAATGGAGACCCATTATCACAAGAGCAAGCAATGTTAGAATTGAGTGCATCTATTGCATATAATTACAATACATCATTTGATACAACAATTTCAACCAAATTCAATTCAAAAACTCGTTCTAATCCAAATCCAATTAAATTAGTAAATAACAAAACAAAAATATCGGATTTTTATCAAGAGATATTGGAAAATAGTGCAAGATATGTACAAAGAGTAATTGATGAATTTGACAATAATACAAATACATTAACGATATACAATGTTACATTAGATTATGGAACTGAAGGAGCATCACCTAATAATTTTGAAGTATTGGTATTTGGTTTACATATTCCAGGAAATTATACAATTAAAGAAGTTGGAAATAATGTAGTAATAACTTTAAATGAACAATACATAGATTACGATAATGTGACTATAAATGATATTTATGTTATGGGTAAGTTAAAAGATATACCAATAGGAACAGAATTAGACATAGTTTTATCAACCGAAAATGACGAAGAAATAATATTATAAAAAATGGCACTAAGACAAACTAAAAAAATATCAGAGCTACCTGCATTAAGTCCGGCATCATTAGATACGACTTTTGTAGTTGGTATATCAGGTAGTACAACTTATAAAATTTCTATAAACAATTTAACATCTTCGTTAGATACTACATTTGCAACGGACTTAGTAACTTCTGCATTAAGTAATACATTAGATACAAAATTATCAACATCATCTTTCAATTCTTATACTGCAAGTATTTCAACTGGAAGTTTAGTAACATCTATTTCAAATTTAAATATTTTTACTGCAAGTGTAACTACGGCATCAATTGTAACTTCTATTACAAATTTAAATACGTTTAGTAGCTCTATATACGCATCTTGGTCTGCCGATAATTCTTTTATAAGACTTTCTTTACCATTCTGGTCTGGAAGTGTAAACACATCTATAACTAATTTAAATACTTACACCGCTTCTCAATCTACATCATCATTAGTGGATAGATTAAACACAATTGAGAGTGTAAGTGGAAGTTGGATTACTGAAAGTGAAACGGGTTCATTTGCAACAACTGGTTCAAATACTTTTATAGGTGAACAAATAATAAGTTCTTCTTTAATCGTAACTAATGAAATTAAAGGTATTGGAAATATATTTTTACAACCTGATGTTAATGATGCAAGATATTTTCAAATTTATAATACTGCAGCACCTTCGGGTAATGATATTCACTTTAAAGGTAATACAGATTTCAACTACTTTGGTGATGATACCAATTACTTAAAAATAGATGATAGTGCACAAACAATAACAATCACCGGTGTTAATGGTGTATTTGTTAGTTCTTCATTAAACGCAACATCTATAACGGGTTCAATAGCAGCAACCAATGGTGTAATAAGTGGTTCAACTCAATTGACAACTGCATTCCCATCAAAAACAACGGGAGCTTGGTCGGTACCAGCAGGAGCATCTACACAAAGTTTTACAGTAGAAGCCGGTGCTTCATATACAATGTGGGTAAATGGTAATATTCCAAATGGTATTATAACTTGGAACGCAACTGTAACAACATCAAATACAAATGTTCCGGCAGTTGGTTCTCAATATGGTTGGTATTACACAGCAGGTAATGCATTAGTTTTAACTGCAATGCCTGACCAAATTATAGGTACAAGTAATACTCTCATATCCTCTCCAACATCATACGCACCAAATACTTCAAATGTATTTAAGTTTGGTATAACAAATAATAGTGCGACAACTCAAACAATTAATTACGGATATATAAAACTATCTTAACGATATTTATAGGATATGGCAAACTTAATAAGATTAAAACAAATAGAGAGTGGTTCTCAATTAAGTACCGCAGCATCGGTTGGACAAGACTTTAGTGCATCGGTATTTGAAATTATAGATGGAGCAGGACTTATTTCATCATCTGCACAAGTTTTATTAATATCAGCATCAGGATATAATGAATTGGCAACCGATTTAGAAGTGGCAGTTGTAAGTGCTTCGGT